AGTTATGGCAAAGCCCTGCCTTGGAAATACTATCAGGTACGAGATTCGAGAACTGTGTTTAGTCTGTGGCCCGAACTGCCTATTCCGCCTACCAGTCACCATGCGCTGGAAGACTGCCGTAGGCAAATTGGCATGTTACAAACAACACTTAAATACCTCAACGTAAAGGAACTCAAATGATTATTGGCATCTGCGGATTGATTGGGGCTGGTAAGGATACTGCCGCTGACTATCTTGTTAACTTACATCATTTTCGTAGAGAATCATTTGCATCAACCTTAAAAGATGCTGTGGCACAGGTATTTGGTTGGGACAGAACCATGCTGGAAGGCCGTACTAAAATGGCCCGTGAATGGCGCGAGCAAGTTGATCCGTGGTGGGCAGAACGCCTACACATGCCCACACTTACACCGCGTTGGATTTTACAGTATTGGGGTACAGAAGTGTGCAGGGCCGGATTCCATGACGACATCTGGATTGCCAGTTTAGAAAACAAACTGCGTCACAGCCAAGATGATGTTGTAATATCAGACTGTCGTTTTCCCAACGAAATCCGTGCTATCAAAAACGCTGGCGGCCGGGTTATTAGAGTCACACGTGGTGCTGAACCCACATGGTATGACGCCGCACTAAGCGTAAATCGTGGGGCCAATGGTAATAGTACCTGGGCACTGAGTCAACGTAAACTAGAAAAATACGGAGTGCATGCCAGCGAAACTGCTTGGATCGGCACAGAATTTGATCGGGTGCTGGACAACAATGGCACACTAGATGACTTGTATCAACAGGTTAAAAATCTGGTTCAAGATCGCCCCGGCGCCAAGTAACATCACTTCGTTTTACTTCAACACTACAATTCAAGCACACAGTCCTTAGATTGCGTTGATTGCTATTAGTTAAGTCACCATCAAGGTGAAACACAAACAACTGAGTAGGATATCGTGCTTTGAACCCGCATTTATCACATGCGGGTTTTTTCTTGTACCCATCTAATTGCCAGCGAGGTACAGGTGCTTTTTGTTTCTTACCCCGACGTTGGCAAGCAGTACACATTGATCTGTAGTACACACGGTCATATTTGTGGTAGGCCACAGCACGTGGTTGTGTGCCACATGTTTTACAAAACGGTCTCATATGGTATTTAGCACACGAACCTACATATAGGTTATGCAAACTGGGTGTTTTTGGCATTTGCCAATAAATATCTACAACTTGAAAAGGAAACCATTATGGCTTTAACATCACCAGGCGTAGAAGTAACAGTAATTGACCAGAGTCAATACGTACCTTCAGCTGTTAACACAGTACCTTACTTTTTGGTTGCCACAGCGCAAAACAAAGTATCCAGTGACGGAATCACTGTAGCAGCCGGTACTCTTGCCGCTAATGCAAACAAAACATATTTGATCACCAGCCAGCGCGATTTGGCACAAACGTTTGGTGTACCATTCTTCTACAACACCACAACAGGTACTCCTATCAACGGTTACGAACTCAACGAATACGGCCTGCTTGCGGCGTATTCTGCACTGGGTGTCAGCAATCGTTGCTATGTACAACGTGCCAATATTGATTTGACAGCACTCACAGCCAGCCTAACTCGTCCCACAGGAGCCGCAGCCAATGGAAGTTTCTGGATTGATACCAGTGTATCAACCTGGGGAATATTTGAATGGAATGCTGACACACAGGCGTTTGAGTTAGTAACCCCTACAGTTATTACTGACACTGCTGATTTAGTAGGCGGCACAGGAGATCCTATTGCCAACTATACTCCATTAACTACTTACGGTGCCATTGGTGACTATGCTGTGGTAGCAGTTGCTGAATACATTTTTATCTATTACAAAAACTTCAACAACGTCTGGTGTCAACTGGGTAGCGACACATGGAAAGCATCTTACCCAACGGTGTTAGGAACCAATTCAGTTACCACAGCCTTGACAGTGGGTGCCACCATGATTATCAATGGCGTCACAGTCACAGTTGGCGCAACAAACACAGTCACTGGCCTGGCCACTGCTATTAATAATGCCAGTATTACTGGGGTTACTGCCGCCGCAGATGCAAATCAACTTCACATCTATGCCATCAGTTCTGCAGGTGTAGATGGTTCTACACTTTCTAGCGACGGACTAGTAAAAATCCAAGCCGGTTCTGGCGCCCTGGGCACCGCTTTGTTAACCCAATTAGGCATCACAGCAGGCAACTACGCCGCACCAGAATATCTGCCTTCATACAGTTACGAGCAACCCAAATGGATTACCGGGCAAGGAGATCCAACTTCTACCACTGGTGCAAGACCCACAGGGTCTGTGTGGCAAAATCTCAGCATAGCCAACAATGGATTGAATATATCAGTGAAAAAATACAGTGCCGCACTAGGCACCTGGATAGCACAAACTTGTCCATCTTATCAGTCTGATGACACTGCGATTTATTATCTTGACCCTGTCGGTGGCGGTAAAAATATCCCAGTAGGCACTACTTATGTTGAATTTGATTCTTATCAGTGGAGCACCACTCTTCCAACAGCGGCGTTTACAATTTATGAACGCTATGCTTTGGGCGCCACAGTGATCACTGGTACTACAACTCCTACTGGAAATGCGTTTACAGTTGGTAGTACGTTTACTTTAACCGGTACACAACCGGGCACACTCACTAACATCAATGCCACAGTAACCATTGGTGGTACTGGCACTGTGGCAAACTTTATTACAGCAGTTTCGGCTGCCAATGTTCCTTATGTCACCGCCAGCGTCAACAGTTCAGGCAACATTGTGTTTACCCACAGTGCTGGCGGAACAATAGTGTTGAGAAACACTTCTGGTACACCAGTTACTATTGCCGGTTTTGCTGTGGGCTCACCAGATCAAGTGACTCATGCTCAAGCCAGTGCAACTGCTCTGCGTTTGAGCAATTTTGTTACTGACCCATTGTTCACTTATACCCCTAGTTCAACCGCACCTGGTCAAGATCCTGCAGATGGTCGTTTGTGGTACTACAGCGCAGTTGATGCAGCTGACATCATGATTCAAGACGATGGCGCTTGGTATGGCTACCAAAATGTTGCCAACGATGTTCGTGGTTACGACTTGACAGCCTGTAACGCAACTGGCCCAATTATCAGTGCCACTGCACCAACTACACAAACCAACACAGCGTTGAGCCCATTGGTTTATGGTGATTTGTGGATCGACACAAGCGACTTGGAAAACTATCCTAAACTGTATCGTTGGCAATCAGTCAGCGGTGTGGCACAGTGGGTGGAAATTGACACCACAGACCAAACCACACAAAATGGCATTTTGTTTGCTGATGCACGTTGGGCCACAAATGGCACAACTGATCCAGTGGCTGATCCATTGCCAAGCATTGTGGATCTATTGACCAGCAACTACCTGGATCCAGATGCTCCTAATCCAGCACTGTATCCACAAGGCACACTGTTGTTTAACACACGTCGTTCAGGCTACAACGTAAAGAGTTTCCAAATGGATTACTTTACAACCACTGCCACTGACTATGCAATTGATGCTTATTCATCAAGCACAGCCTACGCTGTGAATGACTTTGTGAGTTACAACAACGGCATTTATGTTTGTACAGTGGCCACCACAGCCGGAACTGCTCCAAGCAATACTGCATACTGGGACTTGATCAACCTCAACACCTGGCTCACAGCAAGTGGCAACAAAGACAATGGCTCAATGTGGTCAGGTCGTTTGGCACAACGTCAAATGGTTGTCAAGGCATTGAAGTCAGGTATTGACACCAGTGTAACAGCACGTGAAGAACAAACACAGTACAACATTATTGCCACACCTGCTTACCCAGAGTTGACACCAAACATGATTGCACTCAGTAACGAACGCAACAACACACTGTTTGTTGTGGGTGACACGCCCATGCGCCTGGGCCCAGATGGCAACAGCCTGGTGGCATTTGCCACCAACAACAACGGCCTGGGTCAACCCAATGGTGATGGCAACATTCTAACCAGCAACTACTGCGGTGTGTTCTACCCCAGTTGCCAAACCAGTGACCTTGGCGGCAACACAGTTGTGCAACCTCCAAGCCACATGATGGTACGCACAATCTTGCGCAGTGATGCCGCAAGTTATCCCTGGTTGGCGCCAGCAGGCACACGTCGTGGCGTTGTTGACAATGCTATCTCAATTGGTTATATCAACGCCACAACAGGCGAGTTCAATCAAATTGGCGTGAGTCAAAGTGTACGTGACATCTTGTATGAGCGCAATATCAACCCAATCACGTTTATTCCTGGAATTGGTATTACCAACTTTGGTAACAAGACCACAACTGCCACAACCACAGCACTGGATCGTATCAACGTTGCTCGCTTGGTATGTTTCTTGCGTGGACGTCTGGAAGAAATTGGTAAACTGTATTTGTTTGAACCCAACGACACAATCACACGCAATCAAATCACCAACAGTGTCAACAGTCTCATGATTGACTTGGTTGCCAAACGAGCCTTGTATGATTACTTGGTTGTTTGTGACTTGAGCAACAACACTCCTGCACGTATTGACCGCAATGAATTGTGGGTAGACGTTGCTATTGAGCCAGTAAAAGCTGTGGAATTCATCTACATTCCCCTGCGCATCAAGAACACTGGAGCAATTGCTGCCGGACAATAATGAAACAGGGGGCTGATTTTTCGGCCTCTGTTTCAGGTAAATAAACATATAGGAGATAACAAATGGCAAGTGCATCACTAAACAAAATGACAGTTCCGCTGGCAAGCGATCAATCCGCGAGCGCCCAGGGCCTGTTGATGCCCAAACTCAAATACAGATTTAGAGTATTGTTTCAAAATTTTGGTGTGACCAACAGCACAACAGAAATGACCAAACAAGTGGTCAGCGTGGCAAGACCTAATCTAACATTTGAAGAAATCGCATTACCAATTTACAACTCAACGCTGAAGTTGGCTGGACGTCACACATGGGCAGACATTGCTTGCTCAGTACGTGATGACGCATCAGGCAGCGTTATGACTCTGGTTGGCGAGCAAATGCAGAAACAACTGGACTTCTTGGAACAAGCAAGTGCCGCAGCCGGTATTGACTACAAGTTCATGACCACAATTCAAATTCTTGATGGTGGTAACGGTGCAGACACACCCACAGTTCTTGAACAGTGGGAATTGTACGGTTGCTATTTGAAGGGCGCTGACTACGGCGAACTCAACTATGGTACCAACGAAGGTGTCACAATCAA